GGATTTATTATTATCGAATTCAAAAAAGACGAAAACTATACAGCGTAAGGATAGAACAATGAAACTATTTTCAGAGGCAGTCGAAGACGTAGAGTATATCTGCGAAGCAAAGGAAGACGGTAGTAAGTCCTACAAGATTCGTGGTATCTTTATGCAGGCTGACATCAAGAACCGTAATGGTCGGGTGTATCCTATGGAAATTCTTCAGAAGGAAGTTGGAAAGTATAACAAGAATTTTGTCAATGAGAAACGTGCATTTGGTGAACTTGGACATCCAGACGGACCAACCGTCAATCTAGAGCGTGTGTCTCATATGATAACTTCCCTGACACCAGATGGAAAGAACTTTATTGGAGAGGCGAAGATTATGTCTACGCCTATGGGTGAGATTGTGAAGAGTCTTATGGACGAAGGTGCAAAACTAGGTGTTTCCTCACGGGGAATGGGTAGTTTAGACGAAAAAGGCGGAGCAAGTTATGTGCGGGATGACTTCTATCTCGCAACAGCAGCAGACATTGTTGCTGATCCTTCCGCACCAAACGCTTTTGTTGAAGGTATTATGGAAGGTAAGGAGTGGGTTTGGAACAATGGAGCGTTGTTGGAATCGGAAATGGTAGAAATGAAGAGAGAATTTGATGTGAAGCAACGTCAAAGGAACGCAAACAAGGAAGCTTTAGCCTTCGCAAAGTTTCTTAAAAGACTTTAACTTATAAATAATCAACAGAACTTAGGTAAGGAGACACCCTATGTCGGAACTAGAACAAACAATTGAAGAGCTTGAAGCAGAAGTGCTTGCAGAGCTCGAAGAAGCGAGTGATGCTCAGACTAAGGGTGCTGCTCCAGCGGAAGCTAAGAAGAAGATTGATGCAGTAACACCTGGCGGTGAAGTTATTGATGGAGGACCAGCAGTTGTTGATCCTAAAGCAAAATCATCTCCAACGGATGTTGCAGCTAAGGTCGCAAAATCAACAGATAGCGATGCACAAAAGAAGGGCGCAGCCAAGGCTGATGCTCCTAAGAAACTTGCTGCTGGTTATGTACCAGAAGAGGGCGAGGTTGTTGCTGAAGCAAAACGCATGACGAAAGAAATGCTCAAAGCTGAGATGATGAAGAAGATGGAAGGTATGAAAGCCGTCGATCTGAAAGCCGCATATGAGAATATGATGGCTCCTGATGCTCCTGATGAAGAAGAGATGGACGAAGATGCACTTTCAGAACTCAAGAAACTTGAGGATGCAAAGGACGAGATCGAAGAGAAGATTAAGTCCATTAGTGTTAAGGAAGACGTTGCTGCTCTCGTAGATGGCGAAGGTCTTTCTGAAGAATTCAAAAACAAAGCAGCAACAATCTTTGAAGCTGCGGTTAAATCAAAGACACGGGAAGAAATCACTCGTATTCACGAAGTGATGGCTTCTGAGTTTGAAGTAAAACAGGAAGAGTCATTTGATGCTATTACAGAAAAGGTAGATACTTATCTCAACTACGTTGTAGAGGAATGGACGAAAGAGAACGAGTTAGCAATTGAGCGCGGTTTGAAGGGCGAGATTGCAGAAGACTTTATTTCTGGACTGAAACAGTTGTTTGAAGATCATTATATTGACGTGCCTAATGAGAAATATGACGTTCTCGAAGCACAGTCGGACAAAATTACTGAACTAGAAGAGAAAGTTAACACTGTTATTGAGCAGAATATCGCTCTTACCAATGTTAAGTCTCAATTGGTTCGGGAACAGGTTGTATCTGAGGTTTCCGAAGATTTGACCGTTACGGAAATTGAGAAGTTTAAGTCATTAACAGAAGATGTTGACTTTGTTTCGGAAGAGTCCTTTCGTGCAAAACTCAACACCTTGAAGGAAAGTTATTTTCCTAAGACGATTGTTGAACAGGCTTTAGATGATGAAGATGGTGGCACCGCACAGGACATTGATACGACTGAAGCTATGGGCGCTTACATGTCGGCAATTAGTCGTAACAAAAAGCGTGCCCAATAATATTATAAACAGATGTAAATCATAAAGGAGAAACAAATGTTTCGTACAGAACATCTACAAGAAAAGTGGCAGCCAGTCCTAGAACACCCCGATCTACCAAAGATCACGGATTCTTATAAGCGGGCAGTTACCACACTAATTCTAGAAAACCAAGAGAAGTCAATGCGTGAGGATCGTTCTTTCCTCTCAGAGACAGCACCCGGCAACAGCATGGGTGGTGGACAGATGGATACATGGGACCCAATTTTGATCTCATTAGTTCGTCGTGCGATGCCTAACCTCATTGCTTATGACGTTTGTGGTGTGCAGCCAATGACAGGCCCAACGGGTTTGATCTTTGCCATGCGTTCCTCTCTTCTATCTCAGGATGGTGCAGAAGCCCTCGTTGATGAGTCACTTCCAGGCGCTGCTGGTCGTTCCAATCAGAACCAAGCCGGTACAATCGGTGGTGGTGATGTTGGTGCTACTGAGACTAATCCTGCTGTTCTAAATGACAGTCCTGTCGGAACTTATACTTCTGCAACAGGTATGACACGGGCCCAGGGAGAAGCTCTTGGTGATAGCGGCGCTAATGCTTTCGGTGAGATGGCTTTCTCAATTGAGAAGTCCACTGTTACGGCAGTTTCTCGTGCTCTAAAGGCTGAGTACACAATGGAACTTGCACAGGACTTGAAGGCAATTCATGGTCTTGACGCCGAGACAGAGCTTGCTAACATTCTCAGCACAGAAATTCTTGCTGAAATCAACCGTGAAGTTATCCGTTCGCTGTATGTTACAGCGGTTGCGGGTGCTCAGGTTAATACTACTACTGCTGGTACTTTCGATTTGGACACCGACTCAAATGGTCGTTGGTCAGTTGAGAAGTTCAAGGGTCTGATGTTCCAGATCGAGCGTGACGCCAATGCGATTGGTCAACAGACTCGTCGCGGCAAGGGTAACATGCTGATCGTTTCAGCTGACGTTGCTTCTGCTCTTCAGATGGCTGGTGTTCTTGATTACACACCTGCTCTAAACAACAACCTTAACGTAGATGACACATCCTCCACATTCGCTGGTGTGATGAATGGTCGTTTCAAGGTCTATGTTGATCCATATGCTGCCAACGTAGCTGCTTCTCAGTACTATGTTGTTGGTTATAAGGGCACATCGCCTTACGATGCTGGCTTCTTCTACTGCCCATACGTTCCCCTACAGATGGTCCGTGCGGTTGGTGAGAATAGCTTCCAGCCCAAGATTGGTTTCAAGACACGTTATGGTCTTGCTGCTAATCCATTCGCTGGTGCGGGTGCGGTTGCTGCTGGTGACACGGTTAATACCGATGCTTCACTGGATGCTAATACCAATGCTTGGTATCGCAGAGTCAAAGTATCCAATCTCATGTAAGATTGGTTTCTAATAAGAAACTTGACTACAAACTTAGAGGGGGAGAGCTTTTGCTCTCCCCTTTTTTTTATTATAAATAGTAATATGGCAACAGCATCATCACCTCTCGCAAGACAACCAGACAAGTTAGACTATGCAAGTCCAACTCAGTTTCGCTTTGGTATTAATCAACTCCCAAAAGTTGAGTTTTTTACCGTTAATGCAAACTTACCGGGGATTGAAGCTACCGCAATAGATATTGCAAATCCTTTTAAGAATATTCCAATCATGGGTGAGAAACTTGTATATTCTAATCTTGAGATTACATTTATTGTGGATGAGTATCTAGAAAATTATCAGTCGCTTCATAACTGGATGACGGGAATTGGTTTTCCATCAAACAGGTCTGAGTTTAGAACACATAGAGATGTAACATCAATGGCACCGGCTGGAGGAAGAACTCCCTCAGTTGACATTATAGGTTCTGCAACACCAGACAAATCAATGTATTCAGATGCCTTTCTTATGTTACTCTCCAACAAGAACAATCCTATTTTAAATGTAGTATTTCAAAATATATTTCCTATCTCATTAGGTGCATTAGATTATACACAGGGGTCTACAGATGTTGAGTACTTAACTACTACTGCAACCTTTGCATACCAAATCTATAAATTTGAGGGTGTATAAATAAAAACGAGCAGATTTGGTAAGCTTTAACAAATTTTATCAAATCTTAGACTTAATTACTAGTGACAACTCGTTCGAACTCACTAGGGTCAATATAATATATGAGAGACACCAAACTGCTCAATTTTTTATTATGGGGTAAATATGAATTTAGATACATTAAAGAATACCGCAAGAGTAGACCTCCCTGTAACTGATCTAGAACACATCGATCAGGAATCCTATAAAAATCAAATGATTAAACAGAAGTGGCTTGACTTCAAAGCAGACTTTGAACTTCTTCTCATCAAAACAAAGACTGACCACCAACAAATGTATCGCCAGAAATGGGAATACTATGGTGGTAAGGCTGATGCGAAGATATATGCTGCAAAACCCTTTGACATCAAAGTTATGAAAACAGACCTTGTTATGTATATACAGAGCGATGATGATATCCTCAGAATTTCAAACAAAATTGGTTACTACGAATCATGTGTAGATTACTGTAAGGGTGTGATTAAATCTATTGATAATCGTGGGTGGGATATTCGTAATGCCACCGATTGGAAGAAGTTTGAGGCTGGGATGATATGATTTTTCCTACTCTGGAAAGAGGTTTTTTAGAAAAACCTGTTAATCTTGATATAACTAATCGTTGTCCTTTACAGTGTCCAACATGTATGAGACAGGGCCTCTGGTATAATAGACACCGACATTTGTTTAATGACATGACAGTGGAAGATTTGCAAAAGTTTATTGATAGTGGATTTACATATCTAGAATTTTGTGGTCAACAATCTGATCCAATGTCACACCCAAATATCCTAGGGTTTATATCTCTATGTCATAGTATAAAACTTGATATTCACACTGCTACTTCTCATAAAAAGAAAGAGTTTTATGAAGAGGCTTTTCATCGTTCTGGAATGAATACAAAATGGATTTTTGGATTGGATGGTTTACCCGAAGAAAGTCATAAACATCGTATCAATCAAAATGGTGTTCACATTTACGAGATGATGAAATTGGGTGCAAATATGGGTATTCATATTAAATGGCAATATATTGTTTTCAACTATAATCAAGATCATATTGAACAAGCAAAGAAGATGGCAGAAGATGATGGTATAGAATTTAGATTATCATTTTCTAACAGGTGGCGGCTAAATATGAAAAATTATAAACCAAGGGATGAATATTGTGCTTAAACCAAAATGTGTAAATCCCGACATTCAAGGTAAAACGCAATGCCTTGGACATTCAGCACGGGGATATTTAACTCCCTGTTGTTGGATAGATGGCGACCCAAATAGTAAAGGCCCCGCTCACGATATTTTTTTTCAAGAAAAATTAAAAATAATCAATAATAATAACATTATAGATATTATACAATCTAAAGAGTGGTTAGATTTTTATAAACTACTACAAGAAGAACCAGATAAAGCGCCAGGGGTATGTCATAAGCATTGTAGTCACGATTCACCCAATGATACTGTAAGATGATGCGTATATCTAAGAAGAATGAAGTCTACCTAGTCCTAGATAGGATGACAGATTCTACTCGGCAGGAGTTAACTTCATTTTTTGAGTTTGAGGCTGGGATGATCTAATGGACATTGAAAATTTTGTTATGGAATATAAAAACATAGTTCCTAAAGTTTTGATAGATGAAGTGATGAGTGCTGATTTAGATTTTCAAAAGTCTGAATATGCAAACCAAACAGGTAAAGTAGAAAACTCAGATAAACGAGTGAACATGGATGAGTTCTGGATTCATAATACACATAAATTGTATGAACCTCTCAAATCCTGTTTTGTTGATTCGATTAATAAATACATAACAGACCATCCGTTTTTTTCTGTGCAACACCTCACAAACTTTCGTATCAATCGTTATAAAGAAGGTGGGTTCATGTCACGCCACTATGATAGCATTCATCATAGTCACGGCCAGCACTACGGATATCCACATGCAACTGTTCTTTTGTATCTTAACGATGACTATGAAGGTGGCCAATTTATAGTTGCAGATAAAAAAATAAAACCAATAGCTCGTTCTGCTGTTGTGTTTCCGTCAAACTTTATGTATCCACATGAAGCTGAGGTTGTAACAAAGGGAACTCGTTGGAGTATCGTATCGTGGTTGATGTAAAAACTTACAAGTGTTTTCCAACTTCTATTCACGAAGTTAAAATGGATATTCTTAAATTTGATAGAAAGAATATGATTGCCTGTCTAGAGAAGGGGAGTGATGATGAACTACATAGAATATCTTACTTTAAACCTCTAGTAGAAAATATTTTGATATCATCTGAAAAAATTCTAAAGGATGGTGGATATGAATTTGATAAACTTGAAATAACTAATATGTGGGGTAATAAATTAAAAGAGGGAGAGACTCACGCACCGCATACTCATTCTAATAATTTTCTATCTGGTGTTTACTATCTGCAATCAGGTTCACCTATTCAATTTTTTGACCCAAGACCAGCATCATCGATTTTAAAACCAAGAAACATACCTGATTGGGATAACTCAAATATGATAGAATTTAACTCAGTTGTAAACACTGCGTTATTCTTTCCATCTTGGCTTATGCATTGGGTTCCACCCACTCCGAATGAACGCATAAGCATTGCATGGAATATATTAATAAGAGGACATTATGGTGAACCCCACACATTACAAAATGCGTATATCTAAGAAGAATGAAGTATATCTAGTTATCTCTGATATAGAAGATTCTACTAGAGAGGAATTAACTTCATTTTTTACCTTTGAAGTGCCTGGTTTTAAATTTATGCCCATGTATCGCAGTCGTATGTGGGATGGAAAGATACGATTGTTCTCTCCAGCAACGGGAGAAATATATGTAGGATTATTAGAATATATCAAAGGGTTTTGCAGAAAAAACGGAATAGATTATATACTTGAAGAGGGGGTTGAGAATGAGCGGAATATTATTCGTGAGAGTGTTAGAAACTTTATCAGATCACTCAAACCTAAATCACGAGGAAAGAGTCTCAAAGTTCGTGACTACCAAATTGATGCCGTATATCATGGTATTTCCAGAAATCGTGCTCTGCTTGTTAGTCCTACTGCTTCGGGTAAATCATTAGTAATATATTCTCTGGTTCGTTACTACCACATGATGGGTTTAAAGACTCTAATACTAGTTCCTACCACTTCACTAGTAGAACAGATGTACACAGATTTTGAGGACTATGGATGGAGCTCTGGTACATACTGTCAAAAGGTATATCAGGGTCATGACCGTAAGGTTACAAAGGATGTTGTAATATCAACATGGCAATCTCTCTATAAGATGCCAACGAAGTATTTTGAAGATTTTGGGTGTGTCATTGGTGATGAAGCTCACATGTTTAAGGCAAAGTCTCTTACTGGTATTATGACCAAGTTACACCTATGCAGGTATAGATTTGGTCTTACAGGCACCCTAGACGGGACACTGACGCACCAACTTGTTTTAGAAGGTCTATTCGGTCCAGTTGAAAAAGTAGTTACCACAAAGGAGTTAATTGACAAAAAAACTCTTGCTGACCTCAAAATCAAGTGCATAATTCTAAAACATCAAAACATAAGAGTTAGGATGGAATATGCTGAGGAACTAGAATATATCGTTACTCACAAGGCTAGAAGGGATTTTGTAATTAATCTATTGCAACATCTAAAGGGAAATACTCTTTGTCTCTTTCAACTTGTAGAAAAACACGGTAAACCTCTGCATGAAGCTGCAGAAAAAATGATTACAGACCGTAATGTATATTTTGTGTATGGTGGAACTGGAACTGATACTAGAGAAGAGATACGAGCTCTAATTGAAGATGCAAAAAATTCTATTGTTATTGCGAGTTACGGTACTTTTAGCACTGGTATCAATATTCGTAATATTCACAATATCGTCCTTGCAAGCCCAAGTAAGTCTAAAATTAGAGTGCTTCAGAGTATTGGTAGAGGGTTACGTCAAAGTGATAGTAAAGGTTCTGTTTTAATATTTGACCTTGCAGATGATTTGACATTTAGAAATCAAACTAACTTTACACTTAACCATTTTCAAGAACGCATCAAGATATACAATTCAGAGCAATTTAATTATGAAATCAGTAAGGTAAAATTAAGATAGTTATAAAATACCTAAATATAAAGGTAATGAAAGGTAAACTACAATGAACCCAGATACATATAAAATCTTAAAGCTCATTAGTGGTGAAAACATCATTTGTGAGCTCTCAGAAGATAACGGCAAATATGAAATTTCAAGGCCCCTGTTAATGCACGTTCAACCTAAAATGACATTATCGGGTATGTCAGAATCGTTAATGCTATCACGCTGGGTTCAACCTTTTACAGAACAGGAATGTTTTGAGATTGACCCGAAACATGTAATTATTATGTTACCTGCTTCTCGTGGTCTAAGCGTATATTATGAAGTTGTGTTGAATAAAATAGACGGTGGCATGGAACGAATGTCAACAATTGATGATGAAGATGTGTATGATGAACTTCTAGAAGAACTAGATACAGAAAGTAAATTAATTCATTAATATGTATTTCTGCAACCCAACACAAGCTAAATATAACACCAATTTTACGAGGAGTCAAGGGTCTTTTTTATAATATAATGTACCTTGACTTAATCATTACAATGTAGTATAGTATGTAAAGATTAAGGAGAGAACCTATGGCGAAAGCAAAAGGCGAACATTATGTAGATAACAAAGCATTTCTACAAGAAATGATTGAGTGGAAAGAAAAATGCAAAGAGGCGACAGACGTTGACAAACGAATTCCACCTGTAACTAATTATATGGGTGAGTGTTTTTTAAAGATTGCAACTCACCTATCATACAGGCCTAACTTTATTAACTACACATACAAGGATGATATGGTATCTGATGGTATTGAAAACTGCCTTCAATATGCTTCTAACTTCAATCCAGAGAAGTCGTCAAATCCTTTTGCATACTTTACTCAGATTATTTACTATGCCTTCATTCGAAGAATTCAAAAAGAAAAAAAGCAAACTCACGTTAAAAATAAAATCATATCAGGAAGTAACTACGAATCTTATGTTACTATGCCTGGCGATTCAACGAGTTATCATATATCAAATGCTTTTGCTATGGAAAATCTTCCACAAGAAGATGTATACAAGCCTAAGAAAGTAGATAGTAATGCTAATAGGGATAAGAAGGGCTTGGAGAATTTTATGGAAGATGAAGACGATAAAACCGCAGTAAGAGGGTATGATTAATTTTAAATGGTTGAGTATTTTATAACTCTTAATAAAAGAGAATTGTGTTTGCTTAAAGAATATATGGGGTATCATAATTGGTCCGACATGATGGTAGTTTTTGAAACTAATGAAAAACTGTCTAAGAAGTTTAAGCTGACAGATTTTGAAATCAATATCTTCAGAAACAAGGTAGGAATTTAACTTGAAGATTGCCATAATCACCGATACTCATTTTGGAGCTAGAAACGATAACCAGAATTTTAACGATTTCTTCTACAAATTCTATGAGAACATTTTCTTTCCTGCTTTGAAAGAAAGGGGTATCACTACCTGTGTTCATATGGGAGATGTAGTAGATAGGCGTAAGTTTATCAGTTTCAAGATTGCTAATGATTTCCGTAAGAGGTTTATTGGTCGTTTTAAAGAGATGGGTATTGATTTACACATCATCATCGGCAACCATGATACATTCTATAAGAACACCAATGAAGTCAACTCTATGGAAGAACTGGTAGGTTCGGATAGGTTTAGTATTTACAGTGCCCCCAAGGTTGTGGACTTTGATGGTTGTCTTATTCAGTTTATGCCATGGATTAATGCCGGTAACTATAATGAATCTATGGATGCGTTGAAACATTCACCCGCACAGATTCTTATGGGTCACTTAGAGGTAAATGGTTTTGAAATGCACAAGGGTCATATGGCCGAAGGTTCTTTTGATAAAGAGTTATTTCGTAGGTTTGACTTATGCTTTAGTGGTCACTTTCATCACAAATCTGATGATGGTCAGATATATTATCTAGGCACTCCGTATGAGATTACTTGGAGTGACTATAATGACCCTAAAGGTTTTCATATCTTTGACACAGCGACACGAGAACTAGAGCGTATCATAAATCCTTATACACTACATGAAAAGATTTTCTATGATGACACCACAGTGGATTATACCAATGAGGATGTATCTAAGTATAAAGAGAAGTTTGTAAAACTAATCGTGGTGAACAAGAAGGATTTATATCAGTTTGACAAGTTCACCGACAGGTTGCTGCAAGCTGACGCATATGAGGTCAAGATTATTGAGGACTTCTCTGAGTTGAATGCTGACAATGTATCTGATGATATCGTAAATAATACTGAAGACACTATGACGCTATTAGAGAAATACATTGACCAGTTGGATGTTACATTAAGCAAAGACCGATTGAAAAACACGATGCGGTCACTTTATACTGAAGCACAAGACTTGGAACTATAAAATAAAATATGTGGAGTAAGTGATATTATAAACTTTGAAAAAGTTAGATGGCGGAATTTTCTTTCAACGGGTAATCAGTTTACAGAGATACAGTTAGATAAGAATTCAACCACATTAATTATTGGTGAGAATGGTGCGGGTAAATCAACTATTCTTGACGCAATGTGTTTTGGTCTGTTCGGTAAACCTTTTCGTAATATTAACAAACCTCAACTATTAAACTCTGTCAATGGCAGTGCAGCTGTGGTTGAAGTTGAGTTTCGTATTGGAACTAAGAAGATCAAAGTCATTCGCGGCATTAAGCCAAATATCTTTGAGATTCATATCAACAATAAGTTGTATAACCAAGACGCCAACTCTCGTGACTACCAGAAGTATCTTGAACAGCAAATCCTAAAGCTGAACTATCGTAGTTTCACACAGGTTGTTGTTCTGGGTTCTTCCACCTTTGTTCCCTTTATGCAATTGAAGGCTAGACACCGCCGTGAGGTTGTTGAAGAGATACTTGACATCCAGATTTTCTCTCTAATGAACATGTTGCTTAAACAGCAACTAAAGACTATCTCTGATGATATGCGTGAATCAGATTATAATTTCAATATTACAACGGAGAAGGTAGGACTACAGGAGAAGTATATCGCAGATGTACAACAGAACAAGAAAAAACTTATTAAAGACAAGTCTGTTTTGGTTGATCTCAATGAAGAAGATATTTTCAAGAAGAGATCAGATATCAATTTTGTCACTGCTAACAACTCTGAGCTTCTAACCCACATTGTAGATAATGATAAAGTAAATACCAAACATATCAAACTAAAAGACATTCAGTCGCAACTAAAAGAGAAACACCGTGCCCACACTAAACTCGTTGGTTTCTTTGAGAGTAATGAGGACTGCCCAACTTGTCAACAACACATTGATGAAACCTTCAAATCTTCTATGATTGATAAGAAGAAAGGTGATGCAGATAAGGTTACTTCTGGAATGGAAGAACTAAAAGAAGAGTTAGTCAAAGTTACTTCCAGACAGAAAGAGATAAGTGACATTGCTGTTAAGATTAGGGATAATGAGGTTCATATTGCAAAAGAGAATAGTTCTCTTATTCAACTTGAAAAATTTAATGCTACTTTGCAGTCAGAGATTGACCAATTAACGAATGGTGAAGTTAACAAGAGTGACCATAATGAACTCAAAACTCTGAAGGAAACTCTGTCTAATATTGAGTTACAAAAATCAAAGTTGCGTGAAGATCAAACTTATGCAGAGGCTTCACGGAGTATGCTACAGGATACTGGCATCAAGACCAAGATTATCAAGCAGTATCTTCCTATTATGAACAAGCTTATTAACACATATCTAACCTCTATGGAGTTTTATGTAAACTTCACGTTGAATGATAATTTTGAGGAAACCATCAAGTCACGCTATCGTGATGAGTTTACTTATGACTCGTTTAGTGAGGGCGAGAAGATGCGTATTGACCTTGCACTGTTGTTCACATGGAGAGCAGTCGCAAAGATGAAGAATAGCACCAACACCAATCTGTTAATTCTAGATGAGATATTTGACAGCTCGATGGATAGCACTGGTACAGATGAGTTTCTAAAGATTTTAAATACACTTGGGGATGAGAATGTATTTGTAATTAGTCATAAACAAGATCAGTTAGTTGATAAGTTTAGAAGCACAATCAAATTTGAAAAGGTTAAGAATTTTAGTCATGTTGCAGTTAATTAAAGATTGGCCTGACACACCTGACAGCACGAGTAATGCAGATTGTTATTTTCTATACGAAACATGTCTAGAGTACAAACCAAAAAAGATATTGGAGATTGGAACCCTAGTTGGTAAATCTGCATATGCGATGGCTCTTGGTAGTGATTGTGAGATACACACTGTAGATAAGAATAGAGACAGGTTCATAGTTCATGAGGGTTTTGAGAGAATTATAAGATACCCCGACACAGAAAGCATGGAGTTTTGGGATAGGGGTATATCTGATTTTGATTTTGTATTTGTAGACGGATGGTTAAAATTTGAAGATTGTGAAAATATTTTTGAGAAAACACTTGACAATTTCTGGTTTTTGTGTCATGATTATAGACTCAATGATAAGGGTGAAGAAGTGGTGAATAGAATGTTAAAAGAGGGTATGAAAAGAAATTATGACTTTGATATATCTGAGGGGGGGGAGTGTTGCGCTCTGGTGAAGTTTGGGAAAGCGTAGTGACTTTGAACGCAAACCAAGAGACTTCTATCCTACACCGATGGAAGCAGTAGAACCCCTATTGCCACATCTACCAAAGACTTTTGATTTTGCAGAACCATGTGCTGGTAATGGTGTATTGATTGACCATCTAGAATTGAATGGTGGTATATGTATGTGGGCAAGTGACATTGAACCACAGTATAAAGGTATACCGACTCAGGATTATAAAGACGTAAAAGAAAATGAATTGTTGGAATCAAATTATATAATTACAAACCCGCCGTGGGACAGGAAAGTGCTTCATCCTATGATAGATCACTTTGCTCCACTAAAACCTACATGGCTGTTATTTGATGCTGATTGGATGCATACTAAACAGAGTCAACCTTATATGCCGT